CTCTGCCCTTTACTGGGTCAATGAAATGCAATCTTTGACTTGGTGTCGCAGTCGCGGCGAGCATGACACCTGCATAACGGTTGTCTGATTCGGTAGAACCAGTTTGGTAAACACTGCCCAATCCATTTGCAAGAGCCCATTCTGCATGGGTGTGGTAATGACCAACATAGACATCTCTGAATTCCCATGGGTAAGAGCCACTGCGCCATCTATTGATGTGTTGGACAATCGTTGATGGAGATGCAAAACCGTTACGACCAACTTCATCGCCATGTATAACAAGTGCGCGATACTCTCCGATTTGTACCCTTTGTATATCATCAGGACATTCTTGCCAGGTAAGGCGCTTTTCTTTTGCAAGTAATTGCCGCGCCAACTCATAACACATTCGGTCAAAATTGTCAGAGCGAGGAACATTATCGCGCTTACTTCCAATACGCCCATGATTACCCCATTCAGGAACTACCGTAACTTTTTCATAATGTTGTAGCGCATAACGCACTACATCAACACAAAGCCTACTGACATTAACATATTGCTCAAACAAAGTGGCATCAATTTCAAATACCTGCGTAGGAAAATTGAACAAACCTTCAACCATATCTCCGCCAAAAAGTATGTAACATTCTTTTACGGGGTGGTCTGCTCGCTGTATCTCTGTTATTCGTACAGCCTTTTCTGCAAATTCCAATACGCGCTTGCGCATTATCTTAGAGTTGTAGGTTGTTGTTTTCTTTGCGCCCTGCCAATCAGTCATGTGCCATAGAGCAACTTCTGCTTTGCCGCTGGCACTTTTTGCCACCTTTTGCTCCACAGGTTTAAGAGGACCCATCGTAAGCATTGCATCATAAGCCGCGCGGTGTGTTGCTTCTACTAAATCCTCATTCCGCATTTTTGCTTTAATTAGTTGCTTTTGCAATCTGTACAAAGCATTGCGTAATTCTTTTACATCTTCTGACTCAACACCCTCAGGCATATTTTTTAGATTATCTTCTAGGCTCATGGTTTCACTATCTCATGGGCGTGGTAAATGTAACCTTGTTTGTCTATCCAAGAATCTTCGTGCTGTGGATTCTTAAACAAGCGGACAGTCTTTAGACTATCCATCATCAAGGCTACTTGCCATGCTTCTATTGGTTTATCTAAATCTAAAAGAGCGCCCCATATCTTGCCTATCTTTTCAAAGTTTTCCTGGGCATTGCCATACTCACTTTGTCTGTTATTTAAGATTTCGTTTATTTTGGACATTTACATATCCCTTTTTGGTGCGCTCTAACAGAATCGGCGCTAGTTTTGATGCCTTCTTGTCTTATTGCTCTGACTATAAGACTTACTGGCATACCCGTTGCCCAGGCTTCATCTAAAGCCTTTTTGTCTTGAGGATTTAGATTGTCATACATAACTTGATAGGCGCAAACTGTATGGCTTCTTTTAGAACTTTTCCTTAATTCTTCTAATGATTTTCCTAGACTCATAACCACCTCCGCTCATAGCCTAACACAAAGTGTAAATGAGCAGTTTAGACTCATACTCAGGAGTGCTTTCCCATGGAGGCGGGAAATCTATGCCTTTTTCTTAGGTGCTTTCTTTACAGGCTTCTTTGCTAATTTGTTTATTTCTAGTTCTACCCATTGAGCAACCTTGCCAAAAGCAGGGTCATTCTTATCAATGGCGCGGATTGCAGGACCTACGATTGCGGCAACTGTACCAGCAATCAAAGCCTTTACATTTGCATCAGGATTGACTACCCAAACGCTTGCGGCAGTTAGAACAAAATGGCGCAATGCGGATTTGAGTTTGGCTATATCTTTTTCTTTCATGCTTTCTCCTTTATAGGGCGAGCCACTGCCATGACAACTGAGTAGGGGCGCTTCTTGCGATAGACCCCACCGCCATTGCTTTGGCTACCCTTTTTGTTAGGGCTTGTATTGCCTTCTATGCAATACAAATGACCGCTACGGTTTTTGACAACAATTCCAACATGGTCAGGCTGAGCATCGGTATCAAATTGGAAAAATGCTATGTCGCCTGGTTCTGCTTGTCCAATCGGTACTAATTTATCTTTAGCGGCAAACCATTTAAGCCCTGCATCGCATGAGGCAAAACCTTTTGAGTTACTTGCCGCTATCTTCTTGCTTAATCCTGCTTTGTAAAAAACCCAAGATACAAACATTGCGCACCAAGGTTGTTTATTTAGCCCATACCATTTACCAAATTTAGTGTCATTGTTTGTGCCTTCTTCATATTTTAATTCTTGTTTTGCATAAAACAAAACTGTTTCTATTTTGCCTTCTGTCAGACTCATGGGCGCTCCACTAATAATCTATAAATTTCATCTACGCGTAGTTCTAATTTATCTACTTTGGCATCTATGTCGCGTACTTTATCTTTGATGCTTGTTCCGCCATTTGGTTTTAATTCTGCTAAATAATACTTAACTAAATGACGCACACTCATAGCAAATGCGCCTACTAAGGTTGTTACGCCAACCAATATGCCTACCCATTGTTCTATGCTCATAACGGAAAATGATAACAGTTATGCGATTATTGCAACGCCGTTGAGAATAAGTTTAGAAGTGCTGTCTAAAACCGTTGGTGAATTATGGTCCACAATAGCGGAACCGCCGTTAGAGGTAGGTGACCATAAATACATATCTGATGAGCCTTCTGCTAATAGACCAAATATAGTGTAAGTATTTCCATTATCTGTAATGTATCCAGGCGCAACAACATCATGTTCAAAAGTTGGAAAACTACCAGGCAAAGTAAAATAAATTTGACCCGTACCCCAACTTGTAACAGTTGTGCCTAAAATCTCTGCATAGGCTGTAAGCATTTTACCTACGCGCTCGCCTTCCACTGTAACGGGGTTGCCTGTGTATGTGATGTTGCTATTTGTAGTTTTTAATACTGGGTTAGTAAAAATAATAGTAGGAGATAAATTATTGTCTGCAATTTCAATCCAAGCAGAGCCATTCCAGTATTTGAGTAAGTCGGCATCAGTGTCGTAAAACAAATCTCCTATGCGAGGATTAGTAGGAGTTGAAGTTGCAAAATCCACATTAGGGGCAGTTAAGCGTTGCGCGGTTTCTAACTTCTGTAAGCGTTGGTCAATATCTTTGAAAAACCTATGCAAGTCAAAAGGTTGATTGATATATGCCATGACGCCTCTTATTCGCTCGCTGTGAGTGTAAGCGTAACGCATTCAGGACCATCTTCGCCAGGTTGTATATTCAAAGCCACTATGCGATATACCGCATCAAGGGTTCCAGGGAAACGCTCATCTGTAATAATTAAACGCGCATCATCACCAATGTTGTAATCATTTAGAGTCGGCGGAATATAAGCAGGCACAACAATCTTTATAGTTGTCGGCGGGAAAGACACTGCTAGGACCTGACCTAAAGATAATTCATCAAGCAAAACAGGGTCAGTGACATCTGAATAGTTAGCAACATCTTCTAGGACTGCCCAACCTTCTGTAATTTTTGTTGTATCTTGCGCAATAGAAATTAACTTGCCTTCGTTGGAACCTGCACCTAATGCAAAGATTGTGTTGGCGGCTATTGAGGCATCTTCAGGGTATTCGTATTCAACAATGTTGCCCGCAGGAAATATAAATACCAATGCCTCAGGGTCATTAAGGTCATAAATTACGCCCGTGCGTGGATAACCAAGAACTAAAGTTTTAATTGGCTCATCTGTAATGGGGTCATAAGAAACATCAATTAAGAAATCAAAGCCATCATCTGCGCGCGATAAATCTTGAATAGCCTGGTAAACATTCTTTAATTCATAATCATAATAAACGCGGTCAATGAGAACGCCTGAGGTTTCACTGCCTGTTATTACCCCAATGTCGCCGCTAGGCACTAATTGCGCATCATCAATAAGGGTGCGGGCAATTACTAATTGGTCTGTATTGGTAAAAGTGTCAGTAGTAGATATGCGGCGGCGCTCAAAATAAGATTCAAACTCACGGGCTGTTAGACTTAGAACTTGCTCAGCGCTGTTGTAGGTGCGGTTCCATATAATGCCGCCCCAAATTAAATCTCCATTACGGTCCACATAGATTGCAGAGCGACCAGGAATGGTAGAAGCATTAACATTAAATTCGGCAGAGTTAAGGGCAGAAAGTAATACATGCCCATTGAGCGTGCCTGATTGGTTCAACTGTTGGGTGAATGAAACACCCGTTAGCGGTAACTCCGCAATAATCTCATTGGTTAAGAGGTCGGCAAATAAATACCGATAAGTGGTAGTCATTTGCTAACTCCTTAATAAGTTATTGAGCCGCTTCCAGTAAATGTGTAAATCGTATAACCGCCTGATGTCGTTACAGTAGGGCTTCCTGTTGTAGCAGTTGCCGCAACAAGCGCGCGCAAAATTACTACGCCTGAGCCGCCTGCGCCACCTGTGTTGTCTGGCAAACCACTGTCAGTAGAAGCCCCACCTGCGCCACCGCCAGTATTTGCAGTTCCCGCAGTTCCATTTCCATTGGCATTTCCCGCACCGCCGCCACCTGCGCCACCTGTACCGCCTGAACTATTACCACCGCCGCCACCGCCACCGCCTGCATAAGTTATAGATGAACCAGTTATAGATACTGCTACACCTGTTGCACCATTAACATTTGTTGCCGCCGCTCCAGCACCACCACCACCACCTGCGGGTCCTTGATACGCCGTGCCTGTTGCGCCAGCAAAACCTTGATTAGCGGTTCCCGCGCCCCCAACTCTTTCACTAAGAGTTATTCTATTGCCACCACCACCACCTGAGCCGCCGGGTAAACCAATTCCTTGTGGGGGGCTTCCTCCAGCATAAGCACCACCACCACCACCACCCGCAGAAGTAATTGTTGAAAATACAGAATCACTTGCGGTAGTTCCTCTTGCTGAACCCGTACCACCTGCGCCACCGCCTCCAACAGTAACGGTATAAATAGTTCCGCCGATTAAAGTTAAAGCACTTTCTAAACTACCTCCACCTCCTGTTGCACTAACGCTAGAACGCAAACCGCCAGCGCCACCTCCGCCACCTGCCGCGTCTAATGAATAACCACCACCGCCACCGCCACCACCAGCGACAACCAAAAAATCAACTGTGTAAGAAGG